AGGAAGTTTATGGAAAGCGAACTTCGTCTTGTATTGTATTGCGGGACTATTTTTTGGATTCTATATCTACTTTCGCAGATTATCTAAACGTTAAAGTGCTTTGAGTTCTCCTGATTTGAATGCTTCAAAATTAGGACCTTTGATTAAGAAATAATCTTTACCAATCTTTCTGTAACCTAATATACCCGCATTTTTTGCTGCCGCAAAGAATGATGAATGCTGACCTCTAAGTTCTCTTGGTTCGTAGATGTGATTACCTTTAGTTTTTCTATATTTTGTTTTACCGTCCTGTGTAATTTTTTCTAAGTATCCAATGTCAACAAGGAAATCTAACTTTGTTCCTATTTTACCTGAATCTAAAAATTTGACAAGTTTACTCACCCACCCTTTATTTTGACGGAAGGTGTATCCGTATGTTGGATTGAATACCTTAGATGTACCAACTAATTTTTGGGTTAATTTTGGATTATTAACAATATGGTCTAATACTCTTGATGCGATATGTCTTCTAACACCTTCGGCAGTTTCCGCAGGGGTTTTACCAATATTATAGGTCACATCTATTCCCCAATTTTCAAGACCAAGGTCCTCAATGTCATCTCTTTTTACATCATCATCACCCATAAATCCTATACTTGCGGTAAATGTTTTTTCATCTTTAGATTTGTACGTAATAAAAAGTCTATATGCGTCAATTAATTTATTGTCTCCAACATGTGAATTTAATGATATTGATAAAAGAGCCTCCGAATGACCAAATCCCAAACCATGGTTATTTTGAAATCCTGTAATATATGTTGCTAAATTATAAGTTGAGTTCAAATAATTTTTACTTTCTGCGGAATTTTCACCTATAGAATCAAACGCCTGAGTTAAAAACTTATCCGTCATTGACCCTGCATATACCTTGTAGTCATTTTTAATTACCTCAATCATTTCAGGGAATGCGTATTCAAAAACATCTACTTCCCTTTGAGACATTTGAGAATCTTGAGCGTCCCAATATCTCATACTTCCACCATCATCGAAATGTATTGCAACTTTTGAGTAGTTTTTATTTGTAGATTTGGCTTTGTTGATTATGAAATATAATCCTTGTCGTCCTGCGGTATATCTACCAAAATGACCTGAATTTTTTGATGTAACACACCACTTTGTATTTGAACCGTATTTACAAGAAGCTTGCTCAGTTTTTGGTTGAATAACTACAAAGTCTCCTTTTTCGTAAATCTTTTTTGCCTGACCTTCTAATTCTTTATCCCTATTTTTAACTCTTACAAAATTGACCACCTTTTCCAGCTCATTCAAAGATACATATTGATTTATATCTTTTTTAGGAAATTGACTTTGGTATTTATTAAAATCTTTTATAAGTTCTATTAAGTATTCTAATTCATCAGTATCTAATTCCCCATCACCATCTGTATTTTTTAATACAAAATCGGTGTATTTGTGATTAAAATCTTTTAAATCAGAAATATTCAAAATAAATTCTAAATCTTGTTCATTGAACTTTGTAGAATATTTTTTCTTTAAATCTTCTTTACGACCTTCCCTTAAAAGAATACCCATGAATTTCATATAGATAAATACCCATTACTTCCAAAACAATTGAATGGCTACGATAGAAACTGATAAGCCAAGGCATACACCTGTTTTAAGTGTTATGTGTTCTTTGAATAAGAAAGTTGATAGTAGTGTAAAAACCATAATACCGAGTGCAAATCCTATTAATCTACTTGGCCATATTTGACCTGCGAATGCATCAACATACAAGTTTACTGCTCTAATGTATATGTAACTTATTGGTATACTACATAGTAAAATAACCCATAAATATTTCTCGTACCAACCAAACTTAATCCCCCCTTGTAATTGCAAAAAAGAACCTATTTGACCTAAAATCATCAGTAGGGTTGCAATTATTAATTTTGTTATATTCATTCTTTAATGATAGTAAATTATTTGAAATAAAAAACCCCCACCTAAAAAGATGAGGGTTTAATCACTATTGTGTCAAACTATTTGAGAGATATTCACACTCATACTCTTGACAAGTTTTTGGCCTTATATCGTACATTGAACATGCCTTAACTTTAGTATTGTAAAAAATACACGGAAGTCTTGGGTTGTAAAAATCTACTCTAAATGCTGGATATGAACCAGGGTTTTGCCAAGTAGATTTGTTTGGAAATAAAGTTTTTCCTTCTTCGTAATCCACAAAAACTTCTCTGTATTCAATTTCTCTTCCTAACTTATCTGATAATCTTTCAACAAATTCTTCAGCATCAGGATGAGGGCCAATAATAAAATCCCTGTCCTCTAAAGTACAACAACTTCCATGGTGTCCTGGCATTCCATAACACTTGTTACTACATATATTACAATCTGTACCCATAATAAAAATAAAAAAAGGTTCACATTACTATGAACCTATGGTGGAGATGGCGGGAATCGAACCCGCGTCTTACAATATTAACATAAACAGACTACACGTTTAGTACAACATCGGTTCTCAATGTTACGAAATATTAAGTTTGATATATGTGGGAACCAAACTTACAAATTACCTGGTCTCGAAATTATTTTAAACGAGCTCCGACCTGTGACCCGTATAGCGGACTTCTGTTCCTAGGTTATATGTCCTAACCGACCCGAACGTTGTTCTCTACTATTAAGCAGCAACAACAGACGCTTCTCTAGTTAAACCTAAAGCAGCCATCTTAGCAAAAGTATTGCCATTTGAATTTTTTCACCGTGGATTTAAGTCATAGATGAATTCTGACTACGTGCCTGCGTACCCTAAGTATCGCAATCAATACCTGGACATCCCCATAATTTCAATGAACTGATACAAAGATAAGAATAAATACTGTAAAACCAAACTGAAATCATATTTATTAACAATATGGCATCGTACGATACTTTTATGGCTTTGAAGGGTTACGTTAAAGGTAACATATCTAGATATGAATTAGAAGATTCTGACCCAGACATTTATCATGTTAGAGAAGATAGGTCTAACCTTGGACAAAGCGTTATTAAATTAGGTTTTAATGATGATAAATTTTGGAAAAATGTAGGGTTACACGAAGATGATGTTTGGTTTATGAAGATGATTAATTCACATTATTCAGATTATGAATTTATGGATTCATATAGTGTTAAGGAAGATTTTAGTAATGGGTATACCATTTTTTATGAGTTAAATGACGATAATATTGAAAAATTAAAACTAATATCAAGATATATTTTTCCTAAAAAATTTGACTTAGAAAACGAAGAGTTCAGGTCAGACTTTGCCGAAAAATTATTAACTTCATTTAAAAAACAAACCGAAGATATTCTTGACGACTATCATACCGAAAAAAATAGAGAAATGACACACGTTGCTCAAGAATCAATTAAGAAAGAATTGGACAATTATTTTAATGAGTTTGGGTTTACCTACATACCCGATGACGAATTTACAACAACCGTTGCAAATCTTATGATGTGGTATATTAGGGAAAATGCTGTACATGAGCCGATTGAAAAATTACTACCTAAAATTTTTAGTTCGAGTAAAATCTCAGTAGGTGGATGGCAAGAGAATAGTTATGAATATCAAGACGACCAACATTTTGATAAAGACTCATTCAACAATTATACTGAACGTAAATTAGATGAAATAATTGAAAAGATTGAAGAGGGGTATGACGGAGATTTTAAAATTCAAGATTATCTTGATATGGTACAAAGAGTTAGTAAAAAGTTTGAAGTTGGTAAATGGCATAACTTACCAAAAAAGAAAGACGTTAGATTTTATATTGAAAATTTTGAAATGAATCCAGATAAGATTATTGTTAAACTTTCTAAAGCATTCAAACAAAGAGAGTTAAAATTAAGTGAAGAGAATTTCTACCACTTACTTTATCAGCCGACATTATTTAATTTGGAAGAAATCTAAATTTTTACTATATTTGTGGTATGACACAAAATATAGACTTACTAAAAGAAGTTCTTAGCATCCCTAGTAAAACATACAGAGAAGACCTTATGGTTGAATTCTTGGTTAATTGGTTGACTGAGAATAATATCGAACACTACGTGGATGAACATAAAAATGTTTATGCGACAAAACAAGAAAGTCCTCTTGTTTCCGAAGACTTTTATTTCCCATTAGTAATTGCTCACACAGACACAGTACACGAGATTGAAGGTATTTTTATTCAGGAAGAACAACTACCTAACGCTCAAGGACAAATTAAAGATGCGTTAAAGGCTTACAATGCTTTGGGCAATCCAACAGGAATTGGTGGTGATGATAAGTGTGGTGTTTTTGCTTGTTTAACATTACTTAAAGAATTACCATATTTGAAAGCATCATTCTTTGTTTCTGAAGAAACTGGATGTCATGGGTCAAAAAAGGCTGACGAAAGATTTTTTACAAATGTTGGATATGGAATCCAATTTGATGCACCAGAAAACTGGATGATTACCGAAAAATGTTTTGGTCAAATCTTATTTGATAGAGAAAGTGAATTCTTTGAAAAAATTGACCAAGTATTAACTGAAGGTATGGTCAGAGAGGATATGCAATATATGGTTCACCCATACACTGATGTTTATGCTTTGAGAAATAAATTTGATTTTTCTTGTATCAATTTTTCAATCGGATATTACGATTATCATACCAAGAATGAATATGTTGTTATTGAAGACGTATTCAATGGAATTGAAATGGGTAGAAAAATGATTAATGGGTTAGGTTATAAATTACATTTTAAAAAATCTGTACCGTACGACCCAATGAAAAGATATACTATATAAAATTCTCTAGTTTATCAATATGACGTTTAACCATCGGGTGGTCTTGAATATCAGTAAATTCGCCACCCGATTTTTTTATCTGTATAATGCTCTTCACAATTTGTTCTAAATGTGAAGTAACCATTTTAGACATGGATGGGTAATTTTCTATATAACCTGATAATTTAAAGTTATTTTTGGCAATGTCTAATGGTATATCTAACTTGATTATAAGTTTAGCAACCATTTCTTTTGCGAATCGGTCAGCATCCATTTCCATTTCCCAGTATTGTTCTGATAGGTTCTCAAAATCTTCTAAGTCATAATCAGTTAAAGGATTGTCCATTTTAAGGTCACGAATTTGTTCTTCGTGCCTTATTTCATGAAATATAGTGTATAGGAAATCTCCAAGAGTTGCCATAAAGCTTGGAGAACAAATTATTATTTGGTCTCTTGTTCTAACACCAGAAAATCCTGCAGAACAAGAATTAAGAAATTTGACTGTAAAATTATGGTCTTTAATATAATCAACAACAAATTCACCAATAGCATCAACTTTTGATTTTAATTCGTCAGGAAATGTAGTTTTAAATTGGTATAATAGTCTATTTAGATTTGATTGAGGAATAGGTTCATCACCCTCAATAGTTTCTCTAATCAATCTTTTAATCAAATCTTTCATTAGTTATAAATATAAAAAAAGGGGGAATATTCCCCCTTTAATTATCTACCCTTCTTTTCAATTTTGACCGTATCATCTTCTACTTTTAATTTGTAGGATTTACCCTCAATCAATTTACCTGTAAGGACCTCCTCAGATAATAAGTCTTCAATCTTATCTTGGATTGCTCTCTTTAATGGACGAGCTCCGTATAATTCATCAAAACCTATTTTAGCCAAGTAATCAACAAGTGTTTCGTCGTAGGTAAGTTTGTATTTCATTTCATCTAAACGAGAAACTAATTTCTTAAGTTCAATCTCAGTGATTTTCTTAATGTCTTCAGGACTCAATGAATTGAATACAATAGTATCATCAATACGATTTAAGAACTCAGGAGAGAAGAAATTCTTCATTTCTTTCATCAATACTTGTTTCTTAGCTTCTTCATTGCTGTAAGTACTAGAACCAAATCCAATACCTGTACCAAAGTCTTGTAACTTCTTAACACCTAAGTTTGAAGTTAAGATGATTAAGGTATTCTTGAAGTTAATTTTTCTACCTAAACTATCTGTAACGTGGCCGTCATCTAAGATTTGAAGTAAGATTGTGAATACATCTTTGTGAGCCTTTTCAACCTCATCAAATAAAATTACTGAGTATGGTTTGTTTTTAACCTTTTCAGTTAATAATCCACCTTCTTCATATCCAACATATCCTGGAGGAGCTCCTACTAATTTAGATATTGAGTGTTTCTCTTGGTATTCAGACATATCCACACGGATAAGTGAATCTTCAGAGCCAAACATTTCTTTCGCTAATTGTTTGGCCAAGTAAGTTTTACCAACACCTGTTGAGCCTAAGAACACAAATGAACCAATTGGACGGTTAGGGTCTTTAATACCTAAACGGTTTCTTTTAATAGATTTTGCAATCTTAATAACTGCCGCATCTTGACCAATAACTTTACCCATTAACTCTTTATCCAAGTTTAATAATGTTGACTTATCATCAACACTCATCTTATTAACAGGGATTTTGGTCATGTTAGATACAACATCATATACATCTTCTACAGAAATTTTTTGTTTGTCTTTTTCCATAGCCTCTTCAAACTTACGTTTTTCAGAATCTAATTTGTCTAACAATTTCTTTTCCTTGTCTCGTAATTGAGCTGCTTGTTCGTAGTTTTGTTTTTTAACTACGTCTACTTTTTGTTGACGAATCTCAGCAGCCTTTCTTTTCAATTCCTCAATTGCTTCAGGAACCTTAAGTTCAGTTTGCATACGTGCCCCAACTTCATCCAAGATGTCAAATGCTTTATCAGGAAACTCACGGTCAGTAATATAACGGTCAGCCAACTTAACACAAGTTTCGATAATTTCATCACTATATGTAACTTTATGATAAGACTCATACTTATCACGGACGTTTTTCAAGATTTGAATCGTCTCAACAACTGTAGATGGTTCAACAATTACTTTTTGGAATCTACGTTCCAACGCTCCATCTTTTTCAATGTTCTTACGGAACTCATCTAAAGTGGTTGCACCAATCACTTGGATTTCGCCACGAGATAATGCAGGTTTAAAGATGTTTGAACCATCCATAGACCCTGATGAATTACCTGAACCTACAAGGGTATGGATTTCATCAATGAATACGATGATGTTAGGGTTAGCTTGAAGCTCCTCAATAATAACCTTCATTCTTTCTTCAAATTGACCACGGTATTTTGTACCAGCAACCACAGAAGTTAAGTCAAGGTTTACAATTCTTTTATCCACCAAATTTCTTGGACAATCACCACTAATAATTTTCATTGCTAAACCCTCTACGATTGCGGTCTTACCACAACCAGGTTCACCTAAGATAATAGGGTTATTTTTCTTTCTACGAGATATGATTTGAGCAATTCTCAAAATCTCTCTATCTCTACCAATAACAGGGTCTAACTTACCAGCCTCGGCTAATTTGTTTAAATCTCTACTGAAATTGTCTAATACAGGTGTACTACTATCTGATGATTGTTTTTGTTTCTTACTCATCATTTTGTCGTCGTCATCCATTAAATCGTTCATATGTTTCTGTTTTTTACAAAGTAATAACAAATTTTATACTTAACCAAATTATTTGACAAATTGTCAGTTTATATTATATTTTACTGACAAGATGTCGTAAACACTTGGTCGGCATTAAACTTGATAAGACAAAGATAAATAATAAAACTGAAAATAAAAAATTAAAATTATGTTTGGAAACAGAAAAAACTACAACGACATGTTCAGATTATTTGATGAAATGTTTGAACAATTTAATTTAAACAATGGTGGGTGGAAAACTCAAACCAGAATGTCCGAAGACGGAACAACAAAAGTAACAACTCATTATTGGAGTAACGATACAGCAAATCCAAAATCAACTGGAGGTGTTGAAAGTTTGAAGGCTCAACTTGAATATGCAATTGAAAACGAAGATTTTGAATTGGCGGTTAAGCTTAGAGACCAAATCAAAAGTTTGGAATCAAACCAAGAAGAAATCGACAAACTTGAATTGGAATTGAAAAAATCAATTAAGGAACAAAACTTTGAAAAGTCTATTGAGATTAGAGACCAATTGAAAAAATTAAAATAGTAATTACCCTCACTTTGGTGGGGGTTTTATTTTAAATAATTAAATTTAGTAAAGTCCTCGTCAAACAACTCTATAATTATATCTTTAATTTCAGGAGTTATTAAATCCATGTGGTTGTTTAAACCTTGAGAATTAATCATAGGTAATTTTTTAAGACTAATACCAAGGAAATTTTCTAGTTCGCTTATGTCTGTTGTTAAGTTTTCAAGTTTAAAATATTTTACATTTGCATCAATATTATCCCAACTAATTTGAGTGTCAAATAATCTACTGCCACCCCAATGTTCTCCACGTTTAATTGAACTATTAATAAATGATGTGTCTCCATAAAAAGATTCAATAAAATTATTACTTTTTTTAGAATCTAATAGATGTTTTGAGAATTCTGTTAAATTAAAATTTTTGAAATTAGGATTATAATTTTCGGGTATAATTCTGTTTTGATAAAAAAATGATGATACGTATCGATGATATGGATTTCTTGTAATTTGCATTATTTTGTATTCTGATAAATCAGTTACATTGTACAGGTCAATAATTTCACTTAGTCTTAAATGTATTTTAGGTAAACCCATTTTCAAATGTATTGAAAATACGTATTCAAATTGTTGTAATAAAGCTCGTATTGAATTTGATGCAGTTTTAGGGGGCATCAATATAATAAGTTTTTTGTTTTTAGAAATCATATTTTTTAAATAAAGATTCTTCAACCCAGTCAACAATCAAATGAATTCTGTCAGTGTCACCAAAATTGTCTACTGAGTGTTCTTTTTTGTCGTTATTTATTTCCCATAATTCACCAACCTTTAAATTTCTTTTGTCATCACCAACGGTAAAATAACATTCATCGTTAGTCTCTATCGGTATGTGAATTCTTCTACAAACAACCAAACTAAACCCTACAACGTCAACGTGAGGACGAATAGATTTTTTTGATGTAAGTTTTACCAGTAACGCTCTCATGATTTTACCTTCTTCTCCTGTATTCAATCTGATTTCATCTTCAATCTTACTAATCTCATCTTTGAATAAAGGGTGATGATTGGTAGGTATAATTTTTAAATGTTGAAAATTAAAAGATTTATCAAAAATTATTGGTATTGTTTTGGTATGTAAATGTTCTGTTCCTGGTTTATTTTGTCGAACCGTGTATTCGTCCCAACTTAAATTATTGTCTGAAATAATTTTAATGATTGGATTTACATCTATTTTACCATGTAATAAAAAAGTATCTGTATTATTCATATTTATAATTATGAAACCATTTGAAAAATTTTTAGAAAGTAGTGTCACTATGAGAGAATTACTAGACAATTACCTTGAATTAAGGTTACATCTTCAAGAAGAGGGATTTAGTCAAGAACAATTGAGCAGGTTTATGCAACCCACAATCAAGATGATGACATTACGTGAAAAGTTTACTAACAAAAAAAATGCTTTATTTAGACAAATTAAAGATTATGGTTTTGACGTGACTAGCGATGAATTAAATGGATACATTTTACCATTGTTGTCTAAAATTGATGATATAACACCTTTAAATAATGGCAATAACGAAAGAAGAAATCAAGGGGACGAAGATTTTGAATGAAATTAAATCTTCAAACATTAAAAAAACAGAGTACGATACTGAAACAAGTAAGTTAATCGTTGAGTTTAATAACGGATTAAAATATGAATACGAGGGAGTACCTCATCAGGCGTACACTGCCTTTAGAAAATCCGAATCACAAGGTAAGTATTTTACTACCGACATTTCAAAGAAGTACAAGTATAAGAAACTGTAGTATTTATTAAGGATGAGTAAGTACGAAAAAATTTTACACAGCTTTTCTATTAAAGATACGTTGAATCCAAAAGTTTGGGAAAATCCTGAAGACCCAAAAAAGGCGACAATGATTTCAAAAGTTAGAAAGGCACTTATGCGTATTGCCGAAGAGTTTGTTGATGACTTGGGAGATGATGTTTTTGTTGAAGACATTTATCTTATGGGGTCATTGGCAAATTTTAATTGGTCAGAATACTCCGACTTTGATTTACATGTTATTATAGATTTTGAAAGATACGATGACCAAGAGGAATTGTATAAAGAACTTTTTGATTTGAAAAAGAAACTTTTTAACGACAAACATGACATTAAAATTTTTGGGTACGATGTTGAAGTTTATGCCCAAGGGACTTCAGATGAAGCTCATAGTGATGGAGTTTATTCCGTAATGAATAATGAATGGATTCATCAACCAACAAAATTGAATTATAAATTAGATATGTCAGTTTTAAAAACCAAAATTAAAAGTTGGACTGATAAAATTGATGACGCAATTGAGGAAGCCAAATCTGAAGGTAATTCAGATAAATTAAAAACGTTAAAAGATAAACTAAAAGATTATAGGCAATCAGGACTTAACAAAGAAGGAGAGTTTTCTTATGAAAATTTAGTCTTCAAATTCTTAAGAAGGTCTGGCCATATTGGTAAACTTTTTGACGAAAAAACTAAAATTAAAGATAAAGAGTTGTCTATAGAGACACAAATTCAAGAAATCCGTAAATAATTAGTATAAATCATATATTTATTAAGAAAAATTAGATGGCATTAGTTACATATCTTATAGGTCCTTGCGCTGGCGGAGCTTCAATATTAGTTGATTTTGATAGTTCATCCTTACCCGCGGTTAATGGAAATTATTATTTAACCTTTACTGGTGGAACAACCCCTGGATGTTATGATATTATCGATAATGCCGAACCATCAACTGGAATTGACAAAGTATTAACTATGTCAATAGATTATACTGATTGTGCTACTTGCCAAGCTATTGTAACTCCAACACCAACAGTAACAACAACTCAAACTAAAACGCCAACACCAACAGGAACTGCAAGTGTAACATCTACACCAACACAGACAGGAACTGCAGGAGTAACTCCAACACCATCAACAACACCAACTAATACTCCAACAAATACTTTAACACCAACAGTAACAACAACTCAAACTCAAACATCAACACCAACAGGAACTGCAAGTGTAACATCTACACCAACAGGAACTGCAAGTGTAACATCTACACCAACACCAACTAATACATCAACTCCAACTAATACACCAACTATATCTGTTACACCAAGTAATACACCTAATGTTTGTAAAACATATGAATTATACGGTGGAACTGATGGTACAACATTTGTTGGTAAAGATTGCAATGGTTTTACATTTAATATACCAGTTCAACCATACAATACAACAATAGTATGTGCGAAAGAAGTATTTGTAGTTCAAGGAAATGGATATTATGTTTCAATAGGGTCGTGTCCATTACCAACACCAACACCATCGGTAACTTCAAGTGTTACTCCAACAAACACATCAACACCAACTAACACTCCGACAAATACTACAACAAACACATCAACACCAACTAACACTGCAACCAATACATCAACGCCAACACCAACCAATACATCAACGCCAACTAACACTGCGACCAAAACCTCTACACCAACGCCAACAAATACTGCAACGCCAACAAATACTGCAACTAATACACCTTCAGTTACACCAACAAATACAGGTACACCAACAGTTACACCAACAAATACAGGTACTCCAACAGTTACACCGACAAATACAGGTACACCAACAGTTACACCGACAAATACAGGTACGCCAGCGGCTACACCAACTCAAACAGGTACACCAGCGGTTACACCAACAAAAACAGCTACTCCAACTCCAACAGGTACACCAGCTGTTACACCAACACCATCACAAACACCAGGATTTACAGGATTTTCTGCAGACCAACAATACGCTTACACTCTTGAGATTTTAGGAAGTTTCAGTGGTGGAAGTGCAGATTTTAGTGGAGCATACGCACCGCACCCTGTATTTACAAATGAATTAGGTGAGGCAGTACAACAATTAAACGCAATCACAATAGGTGGATTTAACGGATTAAATAATTAAAATATAAATAAAAATATATATGGCAGATTTAAAACCAATTGGTAGTGAAAAACTTCAAGGCCAAGATAAAATAAAAAGAATAATGGAAATTGCTCGTTTCAATGAAACAGCTCCATCAAATATAAATGAAACTGCAAAGAGTGAGTATAACAGAACTTTAGCTGACGGTAATACCTATGAAATTATAAAAGAAAGACAAGGTTATATCATCAAGAAAAATATCTCAGAATCTGAAACAGAATACATTGAGCCGATGAAAAATAGAAAATATTATTCATCATATTCTCAAGCATTAAAAAGATTAAATCTTGTTGCAGGAGAGTTGAATAGACTTAACGAAAATGAAGAAGGTACTTCTATGTTTGGAGAACAAAAAAGATTTACTCTAAAGACTCCAAAACCAGCTCCAGCACCTGCTGCTGAAGTTCCAATGGCACCACCTGCAGTACCATCACCTGAATTACCTCCATCACCAGTTGATGTTGGAATGGATATGGGCGGCGAAGATGAGTTTAGCGTTGATGTTGATGCAGAAGAAATGGGTCCTGAAGGGGATGTTGATGTAGATGCCGATATTGATGTTGAATCACCAGAAGGAGAAGAAGAAAAAGTAACTTTTAAAACAATCCAAAAACTTACAGGTAAATTAACTCAAAAAATCAGAACTTTAGATAATGAAGAAGGAATGACTTCTGAAAATGTGAAATACGTTATTAATATGGTTTTGTCGGCTTTAGATTTGAAAAACTTATCTGAAGAAGATAAAGATGATATTATGAGTAAATTTGACGAGGCAGAAGAAAGAGAAGAAGGTGGTGATGATATGGGCGGAGAAGATTTTACGGATGATACAGAAGTTGAAGATATTCAAGCTGATATGGATATTCCAGTTGAAAGTGAAATGTATGAAGATGAAGAAGAAGATTATGGAAACGGAGCAATCTTAGACCATATTTTTGGAGAATCTAAAGTTGATAAAGTTATTTCAAAATATTTTGAAATTTCAAAAAAAGAAATTTTAGAAAGTAGAGAAAAAACAGCTAAGAAAAAAATCAAACAAATTTCTGAAAGTAGAAAACAAATGGGTGCGGTTATTAAATTAACTGAAACTATTGAACAAGAATTGGCTTCTAAGAAATTTTTATCAGAAAACACTTCAGCTAAAATTGTTGGTATTACTAACAAGAAAAACTTAGTGTTTGAAAATAAAGGAAAACAAGTAAGAATATCACCTGAAGGACAAATTTTGTAATCTATGAGTAATCTGATATACGTAAACGGTTTAGGACCCAACTATAAGGGAGACAATCTTTACGAATTCATATTCTCAGACAGTCTGGATGTGTGGGGTGAATCTTGGGAAAGTAAACCATCTAATGGGTACCCAGGACCACCTGAAATAAAATATATTAAAAAGGTAGGAGTTCTGAGAAATACTGATATAAAATTGGAATTGATTCAGAACTCCGATTTTTTTTGTATGATAGATGCAATAGATGATGTTGTCGCATTAGCCTGGGAAACTGATGATGAAGATGGTAAAAGATTAGTCTTCAGATTTGGAATGACTGAACAACAAATAAAAGACAAACTCTACGAAAGAGATTTGATTTTGGAATTTGAAAAGAAAGTAGTTTATGAAAATTAATAGAAAAGCGTTAGAACTTATTGAAAAAGGTTTATCATCTAAAACTGTCAGTAAGTTAGATGAATCACAAATCAACACGTTACATACAAAATTGTTAGGGGAACAAGTTGAAGAAATTCCTTCTAAAAAAACTTATAAAGTTGGGCAAAAAGGTGGAAATTTACCGCCAGCACCAAAAGGATATAATGTAAAGAAAACACAGACAGGTGATGTTGTTGCAACTCCAAATGAATCTGAATTAGAGGAAGATGCCGATTTAGATGATTCAGCAGAAAAAGATAGTGGTTTTGACCCTTATGCTGGTAATAGTGTTGGAAATGACGACGGTCCATCTAGTGATGATGGATTTGGTGGTGGAGATGATGGAATGGGTATGTTTGAAGAAAAAAAATATGAAGGAAAATCAAACCCATGGTCTATTTGTCATTCTCAAGTAGGTCCAAAAAAATCAAGAAAATGGGAAAGATGTGTAAAGGAAGTTAAAAAACAATTGGGAGAAGGAAAAAATCCCGTATCTTTGTTCATAGAAAATCAAATTATGAATATTGTAGAAAAAAATTTACCTCCAAGAATTACTAAAGGTGATTTAGTGAAGTATTTGTCAGAGGCCCCATCAACCGCTCCTTCAAAACCAAAGACATCACCAACAACAAAACCAGGTGCACCTGATAAAAAACCAAGACCATCACATCCTGGTAAAAATCCAAACCCTGGCGAAAAAGAATCTCCAAAAGCAAAAAAAATATCGGCTGAACAAGCTAAAGATGAGGTTATAGATGTTATTATGCAACTTTTACAAAAATAAGAAAATGGCAAAAAAATTAAAAGAACAATTAGATTACGGTAATAGACCCGAAAGAATGGACCCAAGTTTGGAAAGAAAATTGGCTAGTCCTGACAGTTTATATGCACAAAATCCTGCAATGAAAAAGGGTCCTGCTGACGTACAAAGATTGGTTAGCCAAAGATTTGGTAAAGTTGCAGATAAATTAAAAGAAGTTGTAGGTAATAGAAATATTAGTTCTCAACAAGTTCAAGGGATGATTTATAATGAGATGATGGGCAAGCTCAGAAATATCATGTCAATTGAAGCCGCTCATAAAGATGAACTTGAACAATTAGCCGTTGATGCCAGTTTAGAAGAACAAGAAGTACCTGAAGGATGGTACCAAATTGAACCTCATTTAGGACAACAACCTGATGTTTCAGATTTTAGATATGCACCTGAAGAACCTAAGGATGACGAAGAAGAGGAAGAAGAAAAATTAGAAATCCCATCATTTGATGTTGAGGATTTAACTGATGAAGAAGAATTAGAATTAGAAAAACATAAGAGAAATATAATAAATGCCATTATTCAAGGGGCGGCAAAAAAAGGACATTACCTTTTTCAAAAACCTGACATTAAAGCGAGATTAGATGCTATTGACCCATCTTTATATAGAGACTATTTGGGAATTATGGCAATCAACGATTTTATGTATTTTACCATGGAACAAATGATTGAAATGATGAGTCAAACAGGTCAAGGCGTTGCGGGTAAAGTATCATTAGATGATGCTGATGAGGAAGAGGATGCTGAAGAAGGTGGTGAAGAACAACCAGACACAAAGATTATTGCGGTCGGTTTGATTTTCCCAATTTTATGTCACGAAATTATTAAAGGTTTAGAAGAAGCTAAAGGTAGACATGGTCATTCTAAAAATCCTGATATTCGTGATAAAGTAAGAGGTGCTGTAGATGTATTATCTAACGAACCAATGCAATTAAGAATAGGACCCGAAATTGTAGAGAAGTTTAGACACGCAATGCCTGATGAAATGTTTGATGAATCAAACAAGGGTCTAATAAACTGGTTTCAAATTTTGTTATACCAAATACCAGCGCAAGAATTCTTAGAAATTATCGGAAACGCGATTTCTGAAGACGCATCTAAAGTTAAAAAAGCAACTAATAGATTTAGAGAAATTATGAGAGAAGCCCAACAAATGAAAAGTGATTTTGAAGATTATAAAGAAGATGAAGGGATTGAATCTGGTAATGACAATGATGATTTTGGTGGTGATGATGACGATGATGATTTAGATGATTTCTTAGGTAGTTTAGGTATATCGAGACCTAAATAATTCCAAAAGTGACTAAAGAACAATTAATTATAGAAGTTACGAAGTGTATGAGGAATACTCCTTACGCACTTCGTACTTATTTACAAACATACGACAACACTGTTTCCAAGTATGTTCCCTTAGATTTATTTCCTGACCAAGTTAGTCTTATTGAAGACTATGACGCTTACAATGAAAATATTGCTTTGAAATATCGTCAGGCGGGTGTATCAACAGTTACTGCAGCTTGGGCGTCAAAAAAATTAGTATTTGCCAAAAAACAAAAACCTGAAAAAATTCTAATCATTGCAAACAAATTGGATACATCTGTAGAGATGGCCAATAAGATTAGAAGTTTTACTGAACAATGGCCTTCATGGGTCGGTATTGGATTTTCAAAAGAAAAAAATTCACAAAGACATTTTAAACTAACTAACGACTGTGAAGTAAAAGCGGTTGCAACATCAAAGGATGCCTTGAGAGGTTACACTCCAACCATTCTTATTTTTGATGAGGCAGCCTTCATCGAAGCTGACGGAGATTTCTGGTCAGCGTGTATGGCCTCACTATCTACGGGTGGTAAGGTTATTGTAGTATCTACACCAAACGGATACGACCCAATCTATTATGAAATTTATGACCAGTCACTAAGAAACATGAACGATTTTAAAATATCAGAAATGTTTTGGTACCGTGACCCAAGATATACTAAAGATTTGTTTATGGTTAAAACAAATGACTTGGTTCACTTCTTATTGAACAGGGAAGAGTATTCTGAAAAAGATGTTATTAATTTATCGATAGAAAATCCATACGAAAGAGACCATTCAATTACCACAGAATATATGGAGCAAGGGTATAAACCATGTTCTGCTTGGTTTGAGGGGATGGTTAAAAAATTAAAGTTTGATAGACGTAAAGTAGCTCAGGAGTTGGAATGTAACTTCTTGGGTTCTGGTGACAACGTGTTTGAATCTGAGTTAATGCAAGGTATTGCAAAAAATACATTACGTGAGCCTCAAGCAAAACTTATGGGAGGGTCACTGTGGATATTTAAAGAACCCGTAAACGGTCACAAATACGTTATGGGTGTCGATGTATCCCGTGGTGATTCAGAAGACTTCTCGTCTATTCAAATCATCGATTTTGACGAAAGAGAACAAGTATTAGAATACGTTGGTAAAGTCCCCCCAGATGTTATTGCGGAAATAGCATATAAATGGGGTAATATGTATAATGCTTATTGTGTAATAGATATTACTGGAGGTATGGGAGTATCAACTGCAAGAAAAATGCAAGAACTTTCTTATGGGGGAGGATTGTATGTTGACAACATTGATACTACAAACAAATGGAAATATGACCCTAAAATGAATGAAAGAATTCCTGGAATTAACTTTAACAACAAAAGGGTTCAAATTATTGCTTCATTTGAAGAAGCTGTAAGACATGGGTTTAAAGTTTATTCTCATAGATTATATAATGAAATGAATACATTTATTTATGTAAATGGAAGACCAGACCATCAAAAAAATCATCATGATGACTGTATTATGGGAATCTCTATGGCAATATATGTTGCAGAAAAATCATTTACATCTTTGAATAAGGTTGTCAACCATACTAAGGCAATGTTAAACTCGTGGTCTACCGTAATGAATGAAAATAAAAACAGTTCAGATTTCTTTAATCCATTAGTTCCTCAGATGGGTAGACAAGACCAATTTAATCAAGGGGCCACTAAAGCTGATTACCAAAAATATGGATGGTTATTTGGTGCGTAATAACTATTTATATTATTGAGGTAATAAGTAAACTTATAATATGGCAGAACAAAACATGACGGTCTGGCAAAGACTGTCACAAACATTTGGACCGAATTCGTTATTAAACCAAGATTATCCTACTTTTAAGTTTGATAAGAAGGAATTATTACGCACAACTAGTAGACAAGATTATGAGATGGAAAAACTCCAAGCTCAACAAACTTACTACTTAACGAATCAATGGGCTAAAGTTGAGAATAACCTCTATTCTCAAGCAATTTATTATGAACCAACAAGATTATCCGCCCAATATGACTATGAATCAATGGAGTATACTCCTGAAATTTCAGCAGCACTTGACATCTATGCAGAAGAATCTACAACAACAAACGAAGATGGATTCATTCTTCAGATTTATTCTGAGTCAAAAAGAATAAAAGGTGTATTGGCGGACTTGTTCAATAACAATTTGGATATTAATACTAACTTACCAATGTGGACAAGAAACACTTGTAAGTATGGTGACAACTTTGTTTACTTAAAATTAGACCCTGAGAAAGGAGTTGTTGGAGTACAACAATTACCGACAATTGAAATTGAAAGACATGAAGTTGGTGTTAGTGCAAAAATTTCAGTTGATATTACAAAAGAATTAGATAAGGATAAGAAAGCCCTTCACTTTACTTGGAAGAATAAAAACATGGAATTCCAATCATGGGAAATTGCTCACTTTAGATTATTGGGTGATGATAGAAAACTTCCTTATGGTACTTCTATGTTGGAAAAAGCTAGAAGAATTTGGAAACAACTTTTATTATCAGAAGATGCGATGTTGATTTATCGTACATCAAGAGCACCTGAAAGAAGAATGTTTAAAGTATTTGTTGGAAATATGAATGACGATGATGTTGAAGCATATGTACAACGTGTTGCAAATAAATTCAAGAGAGAACAAATTGTAGATAGTAAGACAGGTAATGTGGATATGAGATTTAATCAAATGGCGGTAGACCAAGATTATTTCATTCCTGTTAGAGACCCCGCAGCACCAGACCCAATTACAACATTACCAGGTGCTACAAACTTGTCAGAAATTGCCGATATTGAATATATTCAAAAGAAATTATTAACAGCACTTCGTGTACCTAAGGCGTTCTTAGGTTTTGAAGAAGTTGTTGGTGATGGTAAAAATTTAGCTTTACAGGATATTAGATTTGCTCGTACAATCAATAGAATCCAAAAAAGTATGATTCAAGAACTTAATAAGATTGCAATTGTGCATTTATTCTTATTAGGATTTGAAGATGAATTATCTAACTTTACTTTAGGTTTAACTAATCCGTCAACTCAAGCTGACTTATTAAAAGTTGATATTTGGAAAGAAAAAGTTTTATTATACAAAGATTTAGTATCTGACCCAGGTAACGGAATTCAAGCAACTTCGTCAACATGGGCTAAGAAACACATCTTTGGTTGGTCAGATGAAGAAGTTCGTTTGGATTTACAACAACAAAGAATTGAAAGAGCGGTAGGTGAAGAACTTAAAGCAACTCCAACAGTTATTACTAAAACAGGTTTATTTGATAATATTGATAAGTTATATGGAAGTGCTACAGGAGGTACTGCAACAGCTGCTGCGGCAAATGCTGCGGGTGAAGTAACGGCTCCTCCACCAGGAGGCGGTTTTGAAACGGCTCCACCACCACTTGAACCTGCACCAGCTGAAGAAGCTCCACCTGCAGGAGGCGAGCCAGAATTAGCTCCTGAGTCCAAGAAAAAAGACATGAACATTTTAATTGAAAATAACTTAATTGAAGGGTCTCGAATGATTGATTTAGGTCAAGCTCAAGATTCTTTAGGAGAAATTTCAAAAGAATTGGATAAGTTATTAAATTCATAGTATTTATTTGAAAATGAGCAAAATGACCTTCGGAACCATAAAATCCATAATCGAGAACAATCTTCTTGAATCTTACAAAGACGAGAAAGAATTTAAGAAGTCTTTACGAGAATTCAAACACAACGTATTGAGTGATAAATCTATGTCAAAAGCATATGCATTATATGACCAATTGAGTTCTGCACAAGGTCTTTCAGAAGAAACAGCCAAAGAATATTTGGAAGAAGGAGTTAATTTACTACAAAAAATATTACCAAATATTAGATTGCCAAAATCATCATCAAAAAATGTTAATAACAAATATTCTGATATTGATGCACTTGTTTATACAAACAAATTAGATTTATTAGAAAGAATCCAAGCAAAAAAGAATATTGTTTCATTATTAACATCTGCCAATAATGTGGTTAAAGAATCTATTAATATTCCTGTTAAATCAATGGTTAGCATTGCAAATCAAACTTTAAGAAATTATATTGATACTTTGGATGAAAATTCTAAAAAAGAATTTTTACAATTAATATCGGAGGATACAAAATCTCTTGAGACTAAGTTTGAAACAATTCGTGAAAGTGCTATTAAAAAACTACAAACAATTTTAGAAAAAGAAGAAGAGTTTGAACTTAAAACAAAATTGTCAGAAACAATTGACAAATTAAAAATTGAGAAGTTCGACCAAATGAATTTTATACGATTAAAAAATCTTGAAGAATCAATTTAATTGATTCTTCTTTTTTTGTATATAAATTGCTTTTAAAAGTTTTGTTCTTTTTACTACAGACGGTTTTATAAATTCTTTTCTTTCTTGTAATTTTTGAGTTTGTTTAGTCTTAATAACTTTAGATTTCAAAGTCTTTAGAGCCCTCTCAAGGTTTTCATTATTTTTAATTTCTACTACTATCATATTATACAAATATCTTATTTTATAAAAATTTTGACATTAATGGTTATATGTGTTATTTTTTAATAAACAAATAAACATTTATAATTATGAAAATTAATGAAAAAAGGAAAGAGTGTAAAGCTTCAACTGTTCAACCCAATTAAATCGGTATATGGAACAGTCGATTCAAAAAACCTAAAATCGGTTTATATAAACATTCAGTCATGGGTGACCCCTAAAAAAGAATTAGACAATTGGAATCGAGTTGTGTCTAATTTAGGTAGAGAGATAAAACATTCTGTTTTTGAATCAATAAACACAAATTTATTTCAGGAAAAAAGTATTGTAGACTTAGACCTTAGAACCAGTGGAATATCTCACGGTAAAAAATCATTCTTTAATTTAGAAATCAATTTATATACAACATCTGAAATGGATTTTAAATCTCTTGAAATTAAAGATTCAATAAAAAAAATTGTAAAAAGTGTATTCAAAAATAACATTAATCAAAACAAGTATTTTGACTTTTCTATTTCAAAAAACCCAATAACTGAATAAACATTGTTAAATGGTATATTTATCATAAAAGATTAGATGAAAAATTTGAGAATATTAGAAGCTAACGAGCTTGGTCATGGCATCTTAATTGAAATGGATGCTGGTTGGGTTTCACCAAAAGATGAACGTAATATGTCAGTTTTAAAAGAAGCGACAAATTTAGATTATAGAAATCCATTTGAATTTTATGCGGTACTTCAAAAGTATGATACACCAAATAGAAACGGCAGATTTTACCCTGAAAGAATCTTAAAAAGAGAGGCGGAAAATTATAAGAAAACAATTGCCAAAGGTTTATCTACTTCCGAGTTGAATCACCCTGAATCTTCACTTATTGATTTAGATAGAGTTTCTCATATCATCACTGACATTTGGTGGGATAAGAATATTCTAATGGGAAAACTTAAATTATTAACATCACCAGGATTTCACGAAAAAGGAATTGTTTCGACAAAAGGAGACATTGCTGCAAATCTAATGAGACAAGGTGTTACTATGGGAGTATCCTCAAGAGGGGTTGGCTCTTTAAAAAAGGTTGGAGAAAGAAATGAAGTACAAGACGATTTTGAATTAATTTGTTTTGATTTAGTTTCATCACCATCTACACCAGGAGCTTACTTATTTTCAAATGCTGAAGATAGAAACAAATACGAAGAAAATTTAGATGAAGAAAGAAATCGTAAAGAACCAAATGATTTTGCTGAGAAATCAGTTGACTTAATGAAAAAATTAAACGATTTTTTAGGAAAATAAAATTATGGACGAAAAATACTTTGTAGCAAAAATTCAGTACGATTTACCTGACGATAGTACAGGAAAGATTAAAAAAATTAGAGAAGAAAAACTTGTTAAAGGTTTTTCTGTAACAGATGTGGAGGCTAAAGTAACAAAACGATATGAGGGTTTCACTCATGATTGGAGAATTACTTCAGTTTCAGAAAGCAAAATTGATGAGGTAATTGAATAGCATCAAAATTGTAAAATTATTTAAAGTGGTCTTATGACCACTTTTTTTTTGCTTGGAGATATTTATTAAATAAAAATTATGAATTTCTTAGCAACACTTACAGATTCTGGTACTCCTGTTAACAAAGTTATAAATGCAAACTCTTGGTCATCATGCTTAGCGTATTGTGAAGGAACTGGATTTGACATTAATAATTTAACATTACTTTCATCAAATGTCACGGTCGTTTTAAATAACGTATCAAGTGAAAATTGTTTTACCGTTTTTCTTATTTCAACTGAAACAAATGCTAGTTCTAACTATTTTGTATTTGATACTGACTTTGAAAGTTTACAAACTTGGCTTAATGCACAAACTGGAAAGACGGTCATTAGCATTCAAACAAATAAAAAATCTTACGTAACAGTATAGTCAAAATGAATTTTTTTCGTTTTGATACTATTTATTAGTTAAAATAACCAATTTTTTCATGCAAGAAAATAAAAATTTAGTACAAGAGGCACTCATTCAAATGAAAAACGTTGAAGAGGCTATTGCCGAAAACGCAAAAGGAATACTTGCTTCTACAATGAAGGAAGAAATCAATCAATTAGTAAAGGAATCTCTATCAGAACAAGATGATGAAGAAGAGGTTGATTTAGACGTAGATACTGACATGGATGATGTTGACGATGAAGTTGACATTGATATGGATGTAGATACAGATAATGAAGATGAAATGGACATGGATTTTGACATGGACATGGATTCTGAAGAAAGTCCAATAGATTTAACTGACGCTTCTGACGAAGAAATTCTTAAGGTGTTTAAAGCAATGGGTGAAGAAGACGGAATCATCGTTAAAAAAGATGGTGAAGATGTCCATTTAACTGACAGCAACTCCGATACAGAATATCTTGTTAAGCTTGGCGAATCTGAAGAAGACGAAAACTTAGATGAAACTATGAATGTAGATGAAATCGACGAGATGGACGTTGACACAGAAGATGTGATTAACGCTATTTTCTCAAAAGACGGTAACGCTTCTGATATTGAAGTTGACCAAGAAGAAGACGAAGTTATGTATGAAATCGAATTTGACGAAGAAGACGACGACATGGATGACGAAGAAATGTTTGAACAAGAAGACGACATGGATGACGAAGAAATGTTTGAACAAGAAGACGACATGGATGACGAAGAAATGTTTGAACAAGAAGACGACATGGATGACGAAGA